ACATAAGTGGGAGGAAGGCGACAGCGTAAGCCCGGAGAAGACAGAAAAGGCAAAGCTCAAGATAGCCGGAATACTCGACTTAGAACAGAGCGAGTACCTGGGCCGTTTATTCAACGATGCCGGAGAACGCATGCAGAAGGTTCTAACGACATTCAGTATCGACAAGCAGCAGCTTTTTAATGACAACATGGAAGCGCTCAAAAAGCTCTACCTGGACAATTCAATACAGAGGCTCGGCTGGGAGCAGAACGACCTCAAGAGGCGAATGCTCGAACGCATAAATGACTACGTAACAGGAGCCAGCGACACCTTAAAGTTCGACGATTTGACAAAGCTCGCATACAAGTGGGGAGACCACCTCTCGCGCCTTTTTGCACGCGACCAGATGCAGAGGTTCAATAAGGCGCTCACCCTTTCCACATTCACAAGCGCAGGAGTTACAAAGGTCAAATGGGTAACCTGCCACGACGCCCGCGTAAGAGAGAGCCACAAACAACTCGACGGCCAGATATTCGGAATCAGGAACCTGCCGCCGGAGGTAGATGATTACAACTGCCGCTGCGGATTGGTACCGGTAGAATGGGAGGACTAAAATGAAACTGATTATTGAAGGTGAGACGCCGGCCAAGAAGAACTCGAAGATACGGACCAGGACAGGCTGCATGATCCCGAGCAAGCAATACCAGGCATGGCATGAAAGCGCCCTGCTGCAGGTGCGAGCCATGACCATAAACCACAACACGATATGCCACCCGGTAATAATAAGCCTTTCTTTTTTTCACGGCGACCTGAGAAGACGCGACAGCGACAACGGAACAAGCTCAATCCTGGACACGCTGGTAGATGCTAAAGTACTCCAGGACGACAACTGGGAAATCGTCCGCGTTTTGAACGTTTACAACTACTACGACAAAGGACACGCCAGGTGCGAAATAGACATCCAGGAGCTCAAAACGACTATAGAGACGAAGGGGATAAGCGCATGACGGCAGAAGAAATGAAAGTAAAGGTAACAGCAATGGAGCAGGACCTCAAAGAAATCAAAGACGATTTGAAAGCAATGCCGGAACAAATTGCAACCAAGATCAACGAAAGCGTAGACTTAAAAATCAAGCTCGCTCTGGCCGAGACCGAGAAGAAGTACCAGGCGAAATTCATATCAATGCTCCTGGCAATCATAGCCGAGGGAATAGGCTTAATCTTTTCTTTTTTCATGAAATAAAAAAGGGAGTAAAAAAACATGACACTAATCGAATTCATAGAAAAATACCAGGGAAAAAAAGTAGATTTTGACGGCGCATACGGAGCGCAGTGCGTCGATTTATTCAGGCAGTACACAAAGGACGTGCTGGGAATAAGAGAGCACACCGGACCATGCGCGACCACCGGAGGCGCCCTGGATTTATTCATGGACTACGAGCAGATGCCGGTAGAAAAAAAGTACTTCACCCGCAGCACGAACAAGAACTGGAAAAGCGGCGACATTCTGATATGGGACAAGACCCCGACAAACAAGTACGGCCACGTCGCAATTTTAATCGCGTATTTTTCTGACGGCTCAAAGTTTTTAGTTTTTGAACAGAACGGAATCACCCAGGCCGGAGCAGAGATAAAAGTAAGAGACAAGACCAACCTGCTCGGCTATTTGAGAAAGAAAACAGGAGGCACAAAATGAAAGCAAAAACAGTATCGCTGATAGCGAAGATTACAGCCGGAGCAATTCTGCTCGTAGGCGCCGTATTAAAATGGCTCGGGATTTTCACGAATTGCGAAATCTCGGAGCTTTGCATGGTAGCTGGCACCCTGGCCGGTTTATTCATAACAGTCGACACGAACATCGCCTTAGACAAATTCAAAAAGGCAGGAGAGACGGAATGACCGGATACGTAATCGCAGGGCTCGTAGTTTTTATTCTGATCATAATTTTGTACTGCATGGCCAAAGTCTGCAAGCAGCTGCAGGCCGAGAACTTCGAACTTAAAGAAAACATAGAAAAGCAGCAGAAAACAATCGCGGACCTCCTGCGCCATGCAGAAGAAGTCGCCCAGATAAGCCAGGACAAAGGGAAGGTAGAAGATGCAATCCAGAAAGCAAAAACAGACGAGGAGCTGGTCAATATTGCTAATGCTATTATTGGCGTTAACAATGACAAGCTGCCAAAGCAAACCAAAAAGCGATAAGCAGAAAGTGCTGCCTCCACAGCCGCAACGGCAGGAGCTCGCACCGATAGAAACAACCGCGGACCTGGTAGAAGCGCTCAATTATTACGAGCATTTAGTCCAGGAATGGGAAGCCTGGGGAGAATACGCCCAGGCATTAATAGAGAGCGAATAGGCCCAGCAGAGCCACAATCTGCAGGCAGAAAAGCCGGCGAGCTTCCGACCGGCCAGACTGCCGCCAGAACATCGCGCCATAAAATGTTCATAGATAACTCCGAATTAACAAGTTAGGTAGGAAGCATAGCACCGGGACAGACCCTCCGGTGCTTTTTTTTATTTTTTTTCTGAAAAAGCGCGAATAAAAATAACTATAAGGATGAGGACCATCAGAGCCTCCGGCCGGTAGGTTTTTCGTTTTGTTTTCCCACCGGCCACCTTTGAACACAACAGGAGACGGACCAAATGCCGGAACTTAAAAATATAAGAATCGCCGTAAGCGGCATATACGACTACGCCAAAGAGGAGCTGCCTACCCTTCGCCTTTCATTACAGAACGCACCGGACTGGGTAGAGGATAAGCGCCTCTATAAGGTGTACCGACCCGCAGCAGTGCTCGCCGGAGCCTGCGAGAAATTCAAAAGCCTGCCGCTTGTACACAACCACCCGCAGCAGCCGGTAGACGGCCAGAACTTCAGAGACCTGGCTGTAGGCTGGACCGGAGAGAACCCGACAGTCGACTACATCAAAGAAGCCGACGAGGTAGGAATCCGCAGCACCATGATGATGTACGACGACGAAGCGCTGCAGGCTTACGAGCGAGGCGAGATCCAGCTGAGCCCAGGCTACCTGGCCGACTTCGAATGGAAGAAGGGAACCGCACCAAACGGCCAGGAGTACGACATCATCATGAAAGAGATTACTGACGTAAACCACCTGGCGCTTTTACGAGCCGGACGCGGCGGCGAATACGCCGGAGTACTGGACCAGGCACCGAAGACAAAATCGGTATTTGACATAGCAACAGGCTCGGTCTTTGACCGCTGCAGATAAAAACCCGAGGAGGACAAAATGGGAATAATGGCAAGCCTGCTCCGCGTAGGCAACCCGAGCTCCTGGACCAACGTCTACAGGAGAATCAACGAGAAGCGAATGGAGGCCGGACTTTCATGGAACCAGCTCGCAGCACTGGCCGGAATTAAGGTCAAGAGCTGGATGACAGGACTACCGACAAGCCACCCGACAGAAGCAGAGGTCCACAAGATCGCAGACGTTCCACAGATGAACACAACATACGAATACCTGCGCTACGGCACCGAGCCAGGCGCAACAGAATAAAACAAAGGAGGAAGCCATGAGTAAAAAACTTTATGGGCTGATCAGCGGCCTCACAGAAGCAGCTGAAATCGCAGGAATGGCCCTGGTGGCATATTTCCAGCCACCAATGTACGGCGCAATCATCGCGGCAATTGGTATCGTGGCAAAGGCAGTAGACGAAGTGCTCCTGCTTTTTGTTAAAGATAAATAACTATAAAAGCAGAAGGAGACCAAAGAATGAATCTACTTACAGGTTTATTCCGAGCAGCCCGCAAACGCCTTATGACTACAGACAACGACATGGGAATGTTCAGAGAAAAGCTCAATGAACTTGTAGCTTCGAAGGACAAGCTCACAGACGAAGAAGTAGCCGCAAAGGTAGACGAGCTCAAAGGTTTTACTGCAGACCTTCCAGGCGACGAGGACAAAGCAAAGCTCGACCGCTTCCTGGACGACTTCAAAGCCGTTAAGGAGCAGGACGAAGCTGCAGCCAAAGAAGCCGCAGGAATGGTCGCTGACTTGTTCGAAAAGCTCGACACAGCCGCAATGAAGGACGTGCCGGAGCCAGCAGAAGAAGCAGCACCTGCAGAAGAACCAGCTGCAGCGGAAGCAGCACCAGAAGCAACCGAAGAAGTAGCTGAAATTGCAGAGGAGACAGAAGTCCCACCTGCAGAAGAAGGCGAACCAAAGGACGCTGAACCAGGAGCCAATGCAGATTATACACTGGAAGAAATCTACCAGTTTATCAAGAAGCGCATGGCCGAAGACGCTGCCTGCCAGGACGAAGCGCCAGACGCAGAAGCAGAAGAAAATGTGGAAGAAGAAAAGGAAGAAGAAGTGGTAACAGACCACGCAATGCCTTTTATTCCGGTAACAGTAAACAATACAAAGGCAACAGGCTCGCTCGCCGAGATGTTCGCCAAAGCAAAAGAAGGAGGAAGGTAACCTATGGATAGCAACCTTTCATTGACAGTAGGCTTCAAAGGACAGCTCAAGCTCACAGCCCAGGCCGTACCATTACAGGAAGGCTACCTCAAGCTCGGCGGCATCGTAGACGCCACAAACCAGAGCGCTGGTCTTTCATTCGGCGTAGTTTGCTCTGCACCATCAAGCGACCCTACAGCAATTGTAGCAGGTAACGGTGGCTCAAATATTACACGCGGAATCGTAGTATTTGACGACGCAATCGCCCAGAACGCAATCGCTCACCCAGGCAAGTACCTCGCAGGAATGCCATGTGCATTTATTAACAAAGGACTTGTAAAAATCACAGACTGGGAAGAAAGTCTCGACCCAGTAATCGGATACAAAGTAGAGTTTGCAAACTCAACCGGTAAAATCGGCTTTGTAGCATCATCAGCCGGCGCAAGCCACACATTGCTCGCAGGAGCCACAGTCGTAGAAGTTACTGACGACGGCGCCTACGTATGGCTCGGCTAGGACGGAGGACAAGAATGAGAATTGATTGTTCATCAGAATTCAAAAAGCTCGGCAAGATAGCCGGCCGCATGATTGGCATGAACGGAAAGGCCAACGACCTCCTCCGCGATGCCACACTTCAGATCGGACGCGCAAGCGACCCTAAATACGGAGTACCAGCAAGTGCCGTAGCAAACCCTATCTACGTAGGGGACCACGCTGCAATCGGCCAGATGGTAGGATACACACCAGAGCTCGAAGCTTTGTACAAAGCCAACGCCATGAACGTAGACATGAAGCCACGCTTCAATCCACGCACAGGCAAGTACGACTTTATGTGCTCTAAGAGCGGCGTAAAGACATACACAGGCGACTCTGGAGAATTGATCGCAGCCCAGGCAATCAGCCCATGGAATGCTTCATTTTTCCCTGAGATTTTCAAACAGCCGCTCCTTTACAGCCACGCACGTGACCTGGTAAAGCGCCTCGGCGGAACAAACCCATGGGGAGAAGTACAGAACCTCCAGGTAGCAGCTTACTCAGGCTGGGGACTTGTAGGCGAAGCCGGAACCGTAGCTGCCAACCTTAAGCAGAACGTAAACGTACAGGGCGGAATGATGACAAGCGCCATCATCAACATCAAGGTTTTCTTTAACTTCACAATTGAAGAAATGGAACGCGCAAAGGACGGCAACGGCTCGCCATTTGCAGGTTCATTGATGGCCGAAAAGCAGCGCTACGCACAGTACGTAATCGACATGATCACCGACTACCTCACTTACTTCGGAAACGAAGCAACAGGTACACTCGGTTTGTTTGACATCAACGGCGAAACAACCTGGACAAAAGACTCCCTCGAAGAAATCGCTGAAGACGACCAGAACACAAACAAAGGTTACACAATGTACAAAGAGCTCGCCGGAATCATTACCGACTTCATGGGCAACGTACAAAACAAGTTTGACATCGTACGCGTAGCAATGTCGCCAAAGGCATACAACCTGCTCACTTCCGTACCATACAGCAACACCTACGAAGCAAAGAGCGCACTCGCAATCTTTGAAGAAAACTTCAACGCAGGCGTTACAAAGAACGGAAGCAAG